AACAAGTCGCAGGTAAGTTCATTGACCGTTTGGATCACGCTACCTTGCTACAAGGAAATGAACCAATCGCCCTAGCTAACGCCGTGGACACTAAGCGAGTTCTTTTTGGATTTAGAACGACCGCTGAAAATATGTCCCGCTTCCTTACTTGGACACTTACTCAATTGATGTGGAAGTACGCTCGTATTGACTCAATTAAACTATGGGAGACGCCAACAGGGTGCGCAGAATGTACCTACTACGAAATTTTCACTGAGGAAGAAATCGCGCTCTATAAAAATGTAACGTTCATTGACAAGGACGAAGTCATTACCGTCCAAGACATTTTAGACAAGGAGCAGGACAATGCCTAATCAGTACAATCAACCTGAACGAGGTAAGATTAGAATCAATGTCCGCGATCCTGAAAAAATGCCTATTATGGAAGTCTTCGGTCCTACAATCCAAGGAGAAGGAATGGTTATAGGTCAAAAGACTATTTTCATTCGAACTGGAGGATGTGACTACCATTGCAACTGGTGCGATTCAGCGTTCACTTGGAACGGTACTACTGAACCTGAGTATATTACAGGAGAAGAAGCCGCTAATCGAATTTTGAAATTAGCGTTCAACGAAAAGGGGGAACAAATCTGTAATCACGTTACGCTTACAGGTGGGAACCCTGCGCTATTGAATGAACCTATGGCTCGTATGATTGACATCTTACGCGAAAAGGGGTTCAAGTTTGGACTAGAGACGCAAGGAACAAGGTTCCAAGAGTGGTTCAAATATGTCAGTGATATTACTATTAGTCCAAAACCGCCGTCAAGTGGTATGCGTACTAATATGAAAATCCTAGAGGTTATTGTGGACAGACTGAACGAGGAAGGACTAGATTGGTCATTTAAAATCGTAATCTTCGATGATACGGATTTAGCTTACGCTCGCAATATGTTCGAAACCTTTAAGGACAAGCTACGTCCTGTCAATTATCTTTCAGTCGGTAACGCAAACGCCTACGAAGAAGGAAGTATTAGTGGTCGCCTACTGGAGAAATTGAGCTGGCTATGGGACAAAGTTTATCAGGATCCTGCGTTCAATAACGTAAGACCTTTGCCGCAGCTACATACATTGGTATATGATAATAAACGAGGAGTATAAAATGGAAATTCCAAAACTAGATAAAATGGGTAACGTATTAGGACGAGAGCATGGATTTGCTTCCCTAAAACCAACTGAAATTGTCGCACTTGACAACGCTGAAGCAGCTATCCAAGGACTGTTCGAACTATTAGGAGAGGATGCACAACGTGACGGGCTACAAGAGACTCCGTTCCGTTTTGTAAAAGCACTCGCTGAACATACCGTAGGATATCGCGAAGATCCTAAACTACATTTAGAAAAGACTTTTGACGTAGATCATCAGGATCTTGTTCTTGTTAAGGACATCCCGTTCAACTCACTTTGTGAACATCACTTGGCGCCGTTCGTTGGTAAGGTTCATATCGCCTACATTCCAAGTGATAAGATCACTGGACTATCTAAGTTCGGTCGAGTTGTAGAAGGCTACGCTAAACGTCTACAAGTGCAAGAACGCCTGACACAAGAAATCGCCGATGCTATTCAAGAAGTGTTGAATCCTCAAGCGGTTGCCGTTATTGTAGAAGCCGAACATACTTGTATGAGTGGACGTGGGATCAAAAAACATGGTGCGACTACTGTCACTTCGACAATGCGCGGACTATTTAAAGAAAACGCTTCGGCGCGAGCTGAATTGCTTCAGTTAATTAAAAAATAAGGGAGATGAACATGCTAAAAACATATAAACGTAAACGACTCGTCAGTGAACTTCAATTAGTTCTTACTTTGCTCTTTGTAGTCGCATTGGTTGTAAGTAACATTATTACAAGTAAACAGGTACTTCTTCCGTTCAACATCACAATGACTGGAGCCGTGTTTATCTTCCCTATTACCTACATTTTATCCGACCTTGTGTCCGAGGTTTACGGATACCGCTGGAGCCGTTTGACGTGCTACTTTGGTTTTGCAGCTAACCTCTTCGCAGCGCTTGTCTTTAGTGCCGTTATCCAGAGCCCGGCGCCAGAATACTGGCAAAATCAGGAAGCGTTCCAAACCGTGCTAGGAAGTACTCCTCGCGTACTTGTAGCTTCACTCCTTGCGTTCGTTATTGGAGACTTCGTCAATGACCGAATTTTCGCTAAAATGAAACGTAAATACCCTGACTCAATTAAAGGCTTTGGAGCTCGTGCGATCTTCTCTAGTCTTATGGGGGAGCTAGTGGATAGCCTTGTCTTCCTACCACTCGCATTTTGGGGTCTAATGCCTGTCCAAACGCTAATCATAATGACTATTAGTCAAGTAGCAATTAAGACAGGATATGAGCTTGTTATCCTCCCATTTACAACGCTAGCAGTGAAGCTAGTTACTAAGTACGAGAACAGAAAGGTACCTTTTGAATGAGCATTGATTTATATTTCGCCGGAGGTTGCGCTGGTCGAATAGAAGACTTCCTAATGGCTCATAACGCTAATCGATTGTTCACTCAAAAATATGAACGCAACACGACCGGAAAATTATGGTTCGAGTACGCAGACAACCACCCCGAGTTCACTGGCAAAGTCTTTGTCGATTCAAGTGCGTACGGCGCTTGGACAAGGAACGTCAATATCGATTTAGATGACTACATTGACTATCTAAACGAAAATGACGGACGATTTTCAGTCATTGCTTCACTCGACGTGATCCCGGGTGACAAAGGAGAGTTCGCAACACGGCAACAGGTAATCGACGCAAGTGAACAATCTTGGAACAATTACCTGTATATGTACGACCGAGTTTTAGACAGAGATAAAGTCATACCTGTATTTCACATTGGCGAACCTTGGGTCTATTTAGAAAGGATCTTAGCGCATCGACATAAAGACGGATCTAAAGTTCAGTATATGGGACTTGGAGGTCTTGTAGGTGTTCATAGTAACGACCGAATGAAATTTATGTCCCAAGTGTTTGAAATTATTAAAAAGAGTTCGAACCCCGAAATTAAGGTTCACGGATTTGGTGTAACGGCTTTGCCTCTACTGGAACAATTTCCGTTCACTTCTGCGGACTCTACTTCAGCGGTCATTACTGGAGCGATGGGGAACATAATGACGCCTTATGGTATTGTTAGTTTTGCCCGTAAAGTAGGAGGTGCAGAAAACTTCTACCGTTTAGCTAAACCTATACAGGAGAGCATCCTAAAACTGATTGAAGAGTCAGGGCTAGGATTTACAATCGAAGAACTCGCAGAAAACTACATCGCACGCGAACTGATCAACTGTCAATACTTACTGGATTGGGCTAAGTCTTACAAGTACACGCCCCTGAAGCACAAACAGAACCGACTATTTTAGAAAAATTAGGACTTACTGAAAATAAGTCCTTTTCTTGTTTACAAAATCGCCGAATTTGGTGTATATTAAAGTATAAACTAAAAACTAAAGGAGGCTCCCTATGAGCATGAAGTTTAAGACGCAAGACCTTATGGATGCGGTAGGTCAACTGAACCGCTTGTCCGCAAGTAAGCTACTTGAGATCACACGTTATTGGTATATCCAAGGTTATGATGGAGTAGTAACGTTCACTGGATATGATGGTTCGAACTGGCTACGCTATACACTTGAAGCCGAAGGAGAAATTGACGTTATCATTAAAGCCGAACAGTTCGGTAAATTGATTGAGAAAACTACCGTGGACACCGTAACCCTCACACCTAAAGGTGAATATTTAGAAGTGAAGGGTAATGGTACCTATAAAGTCGACATCGTTACAGGTGATGAAGATTATCCATCATTCGACGACAAATTGCCTGAAGAGCTGGACGAAGGTTCCGCGAAGCTACTTAAGTCTTCTTTGTTCTACAATGTAGCTAATGTCAATGACTCGGCGGTTTCAAAAAGTAACGCTGACGGCGTCTACACGGGTTACCTACTTGATCACAAACAAGCAATCACCTCGGATATTATTAGAGTTTGTTTGAACCCTATCCAAGACATTGGTACGAAGTTACTTATCCCTGCACCTCTTATGCGCCTGCTTGCGTCCATTACTGAAGACAAGCTCTACCTATGGACGTTCGATGATGAATACATTTATGTATCTACATCCACTATCGAAATCTATGGTCGTATTATGGAAGGTATGGAAGATTATCAGGACATGAGCATCATGGACTCACAAGAGTTCGATGGTAAGGCTACACTTGCTACCGCAGAGATCCAAAGTATCCTGGAACGCTTGACCTTGTTTATGACCGCCTTTGATAAAGGTACTGTTCATTTAGACTTCGGTCCTAAACAACTTGCAATCATTACGACAAAAGGTTCAAAAGAGCTTGTCAAGTACACTAAACTAGAAGAAGGTACTGACTTCTCTTGTAAGATCAATAGCTTGCTACTTCGCGACATTTTAGCGACGGTAAGTGAAGACCATTTTGACATTCACTTTGGAAATGAACTATGCCTTAAAATCGAAGCTAATGGAGTTACCTACTACTTAGCTACACAAGAAGAAGGAGACGCTGAATGAGCAATAAACTGTCCCGCATAGCTAAAATGGTCGCAGCGGAAAAAGTGAATGAACCTGCTATCAATTTCGTGGACAAGTTTACTCATATTATCGAAAACACGCAAGAACCTTATACACCTTCAACGTATTACAAACCAAGTGGCGTTGGAGGTTGCTTGCGTAAAATGTACTTCGAACGTACTGGACAAGCTCTACAAGATAATGCGAGTTACAATCTTATCGCAATGGGCGAAGCTGGTACATTTAGACACGAAGTATTGCAGGAGTACATGGTACGCCTGTCTAAAACGGATCCAGACTTTGAGTGGTTAGATGTAGCCGAATACTTGGAAGAAAATCCCGTAGAGGGTACAATCGTCGACAAAGACTTTGTCAAAAATGAGTATGAGACGAAATGTAAAAACGAACTGCTTCAGTTGTCGTTCCTATGTGACGGCCTTGTAAGATGGCAAGGTAAGACGTACATCATGGAAATTAAGACGGAGACTATGTTCAAGTTCAATAAACATACGGAGCCTTACGAGGAACACAAAATGCAGGCGACTTGCTATGGTATGTGTTTAGGTGTCGATGACGTCTTATTCCTTTACGAAAACCGCGATAATTTTGAGAAAAAGGCTTATACCTATCATATTACGGACGCAATGAAGGAACAGGTATTAGACAAGCTAGTTACTTGTGAAGAGTATGTAGAACGAGGGGAAAGTCCTAAGATCTATTGCTCGTCTAATTATTGTCCGTATTGTAGAAAGGAAGGACGTAGCCTATGACCTATACTGGTAAAATGTTCGAAGAGGACTTCAAAAAGGGCGCCGAACTTTGTGGTAATGAAGCCAGGTTTTCCCGTCTGTACGATACTACAAACGGCTTTAGAGGAGTAGCAAATCCTTGTGACTTTATCGCAGCGACGCAGTATGGAACAGTTTATGTCGAACTAAAGACCACTCAGTCCAGTTCCTTACCGTTTTCGAATATTAGTGAACATCAATGGCAGGAACTATTTATCGCAGACCGTTGCAAGCATGCTTTAGGGGGTGTACTCGTGTACTTCCCTAAACACGCTATGATTAAATGGTACCCTATGACTCAACTTACTCGCCTACGAAATTTAGGACAGAAGAGTATCAATCCAACGGTAGAGACTGAACTTGGTTATTCTGTACCTTACTTTAAAAAGCGCACAAGGTTGACAATACCGATTGAAAATGTTCTTAAGGCGTTCAAGGAACATTTAGCTGACAAACAAGATGGGTAAGCCTAAACTACCCCGTATTGATGTACGACTGGACGAACTCGCTGAGGCTTCGAAGAACGCCGAAGATTATGGCGAAATTGTCAATGTCGTAGTGGACGAAGTAGTTCAAAAAGCTACTAAGCCTTTGGATAATGTGATGGAACAGATCCAGGAACTACTGAAAGACGTTCAATCCATGTCCACGGAAGATTTGAACTATTTTATAGCTTACTTACCGACCGTTATGTACTTCACTACCGATAGAGCCGAACTCGTCGGTATTAAGATGGACGCAAGCGCTGCGATCCGTCGCGAAAAATATGACGACCTGTACGCTTTTGCAGCAGGGAAAACCATCCCGGACAAAGAATCCGAGACACGCAAATTGGTAATGAACGAGATCGTCATTGAGACGGCCTATAAACGAGCCTATAAAAAGGTTCAGTCTAAACTGGAGCAAGCCGATAAAGTATTAGCTTCGCTAAAACGAGTTCACCAATTTAGACTTAATGATATCGAACTCACTCAATATAATTCAACAGGAGTAACACTACATGCAAAAAGAAATCGCCGTAAAGATGATTGACCCTAAACTAGACCGACTTAAATTTACAGGAGATTGGGTCGATGTCCGTATTAGTTCGATCACTGAACTAGACGCTAGTAAGGAACAGGTATCCAAATGTCGAACTATTTTACAGAAAGCTCAAGTCTGTCCTATTAAGGCTGGTGAGAGCATTAAGATTGCGCACGGCTTTGCTTTAGAGCTACCTAAAGGACACGAAGCTATCCTCCATCCTCGTTCAAGTTTGTTCAAAAAGACTGGACTGATTTTCGTTTCAAGTGGCGTTATCGATGAAGGGTATAAAGGGGATACCGATGAATGGTTCTCAGTTTGGTACGCAACCCGGGACACTGAACTATTCTTCGACCAACGCATTGCTCAGTTCCGTATCCAAGAGAAACAACCTCAATTGAATTTCAAATTTGTAGATTCATTAGGGAACGTAGCTCGCGGAGGACATGGAAGTACAGGAGATTTCTAATGAAACTTGAACAGATTATGCAAGATTGGAACAAGGACTCCAAGGCGCTTGTAGCTGTTCACGGACTAGAGAGGGAAAACCTACCGAGGATTCCCTTTTCTACTCCTATAATGAACTTCCAAACCTATGGAGGTTTACCCCGCAAGCGTGTGATCGAGTTCTTTGGGCCTGAGTCGAGTGGTAAGACTACTTCGGCTTTGGACATTGTAAAAAATGCGCAGTACATTTTCCAGGAAGAGTGGGAACAGTTGCAGGAGGATTTGAATGCTCAACTAGAGGAGCTTCAAAACGCAAAAGGTTCGAACAAGACTAAAATCAAGGAAATCCAAATGCGATTGGACGCTCATAAGGAACCACTGAAAATTGTATACTTGGATTTAGAAAATACATTGGACACGGATTGGGCTAAGAAATTAGGTGTTGACGTGGATAACCTTTGGATTGTACGGCCGGAACATAACTCCGCAGAAGAGATCCTTCAGTATGTCATTGATATGTACGATACAGGAGAAGTCGGTCTAATTGTTTTAGACTCACTTCCTTACATGGTTAGCCAGAACTTACTGGACGAGGAGCTTACCAAAAAGGCTTACGCAGGTATTTCGGCGCCGTTGACGGAGTTCAGTCGAAAAGTAACGCCTTACTTAACCAAGTACAATGCTATTTTCTTAGGTATCAACCAAATCCGCGAAGACTTGAACAGTATGTATTCGACCTACTCAACGCCTGGCGGTAAGATGTGGAAGCATGCTTGCGCCGTTCGTATTAAGTTCCGCAAAGGGGACTTCATTGACGAAAAGGGTGAAAAAGTGAACCGTTCTGCTCGTAACCCTGCAGGTAACATGGTCGAAGCCTTTGTAGAAAAGACCAAGGCATTTAAACCGGATAGAAAGCTAGTTCAATATACCTTGTCTTACCACGAGGGTATCCAAGTAGAGAGTGACCTTGTAGACGTGGCGATCGAATATGGCTTCGTAAACAAGACAGGAGCTTGGTTCAGTATTGTAGACCCAGACACAGGTGAGATCCTGGAGGACGAAAATGGGGACGACCTAAAATTCCAAGGTAAATCCAAAATCGTTCAGCGCCTACGAGATGATGACCAAGTGTTCGATGATTTAATGACCAACGTACACGAGGCTATTTCTTACGAGGAGCAATAGCATGGCTCAACGAACATTATTTTCGCGCCCTAGTGGACCTAAGGTCTCCAAGCCTATCAAGCGCAGACCGAAGGTTCAACTAGACCGAAAGGTACTTGAACTAATCAATAGACGTCAACGTCAAATATTAGTTCATTCAAATCTCTACTATCGCCAAAACGTCAACCTTATTACAGACGGACAGTATGATAGATGGAGTCACCAACTTTACGACCTAATCCAAGCGCACCCAAACGAATTTAGAAAATCCGCATGGTACGAGGCTTTTCGAACATTCGATGGTAATACAGGTATGGGGCTACCCTATACAGATCCATGGGTAGAAGGAACGGCTACTCACTTATTGAAAATTTCAGGAGGACAACCAACTTGATCAATTTAGCTAACAGGTACAGACCTAAACAATTCTCGGACGTAGTGGGACAAGACTACGTCAAGGAAATCCTAATCAACCAACTAGAGACCGGGGAAATTAAACACGCTTATCTATTTTGCGGAGGAGCTGGAACGGGGAAGACTACCTCAGCGCGTATCTTCGCAAAAGACGTGAACAAGGGACAAGGTACGCCAATTGAGATCGACGCTGCGTCTAATAACGGCGTGGAAAACGTCCGCGATATTATCGAAGACAGTAAGTTCAAATCTTTAGACAGTCAGTACAAGGTTTACATCATTGACGAGGTTCATATGCTTTCGACTGGAGCTTTTAATGCGCTATTGAAAACACTCGAGGAACCACCTGCAGGAACTATCTTCATCCTATGTACTACGGATCCTCAAAAGATACCTGGAACAATTATGTCCCGGGTTCAGCGATTTGACTTCACTCGTATTCCTAACGAGGATATCGTTCACCAACTAGCTTACATTTTAGAAAGTGAATGCGAACAAGGTGCGCCGTATAGCTGGGACACCGAAGCTCTTGCGTTCATTGGTAAGCTAGCTAATGGAGGGATGCGCGATGCTATTACACGCTTGGAAAAAGTCCTGGACTACACAATGGACATCACTGTTGAAGAAGTAGCTAACGCCTTAGGTACGCCAGACTATGAGACCTTTGTAGCCTTAACTGATACGATTCTTTCGAACGATACTGAAGCTGCATTGCGTACGCTAGATGACTTCTTTATGTCCGGTAAAGACTTGAAACTTACAATGCGCAACTATACGGACTTCCTCGTTGATGTATGTAAGTACGCACTTACGCAAGATATCTCGTTCACTTCCCTGCCTAACCATTTAGGCGCAGACTTAGCACGTTTGAAAAATACTGTCGATTATTCCTTGCTCTTGTGGATGCTGGAGGAAATGAACCGTCTAAATTCCGTTATCAAATGGGAGCCAAACGCTAAACCAATTATAGAAGCTCAAATCTTACTAATGACGCAGGAGGACTAGCATGGTCGATTTTATCGGGCAACGTAAAGCCAAGGAATTTGTCAAACAAAGAAAATATCTTCCTAATTCGATGGTCATTGTAGGCGCTAAAAAATCGGGCAAACGAACATTCGCAAGATATGTCGCCGCAGAATTGGGATATGATTGTATCTTCATTGAAAATAAAGTCGACGATATTAGAGACATGATTGAACTAGCTTCTAGTCTTGCTCAACCAACCCTGTTCGTCGTACAGGTCGCAGGTATGTCCATAGGAGCTAAAAATAGCTTGCTAAAAGTAACGGAGGAGCCGCCTAAGAACGTTCATATCTGCATGCTGGCTTATACCGAAGGAGATGTTTTGGATACGCTTATTTCGCGCTCTTGGGTTGTTACCTTGCTTCCTTACTCGACCGACGAGGTGTCTCACTATTTAGAGCGCTTTGTGAAATCTAGTAAGGACATCCTAAAGATGGCTCCTATGTTCAGTAGTCCAGGACAAGTTCAGTTCCTTGTTCAAAACCACGGCAAGGACGGACTAGCATTATACTTGGAAAAAGTTCAGTTCTTCTACGACAATATTTTCGAAGCCTCGTCTAGTAACGCATTGAAGATGGTCGATTGGTTCAAACTAAAGGACACGGACACAAGGGAAGACGCCCTAATCCCTGAACTATTTTTAGAAATTGCGATGAACTATATCGGCTTTGAAAATCGCAAGATCAAAGATACCGAAGTGTTATTAGCTAACTACGGTCTACTTCAACTCGTCGCTAAGTGCTTAGGTACGGTATCGACTAAGGGCAAAAATAAACTATTCGCATTGAACAAGCTCGTAAAGGAGGTCCAAGAGATTGGTTAATTTAATGGAGTTTATGACTCATATTAAGGAAGATCGATTACTTCCGTTCTACATTTTTACTGGCGAAGAAATTGGGCTAATGAACGTCTATTTAGCAAAAATGAAAACACCTGTCAAACGCGAGTCAAGTGTAGCCTCTATTCTACGTCCATTGACTCAGCGTTCTATTGTAGCAAATGACAAGGTCTTTGCGGTACGGGATGACAAGGACTTCCTATCTACTGAGTCGCGCTGGAAGTCTTTAGAGGACATTAAATACGGGACGTTGATCCTACTCTACACGAAGATCGACGGACGCAGTAAATTTCTAAAACAGTTCAGTGACCATGTCGTTCAATTTGACCGAATGACTACTACGCAGCTAATGAACCATTTTTCCAAAAAGTTCAAAGTTCCCGCAAACCTACTGGAGCAAGTTATCGAACTATGTGACCGTGATTATTCCCGTATTGAAAACGAGCTGGACAAGATTAGCCGGGTTCAACTACCTACCGAGGAAGCCGTGGACTCCCTTATTCACAAGGATTTACAGTTCGAAGTCTTTGAGGCCGTGGATAGTGTTATTAGGTACGAACCTCAACGAGCTTTTAAATATGTTCAAACACTTATCGCAACGCAAGACAATGTCCTTGGGTTCCTAACCCTGCTATACAATAATTTTTCCGCAGCTAGTCGAATTTTAGGTACGGAAAACGCTAAAGAGTCAACAGTAAATGTGAAGCAATTTACAATCAATAAGATCAAATCGAACTTTAATTACTCACTTGATTCAGCGTTCGAAGGTATGACCATTATCGGGGATATTGTGGAGGGTATTAAAACCGGGCTCTATACAGATGTCGTTGGCGTTCAAATTTGTTTATTAAAAATTTTCAACTTGTCGTAAACAAAATCAAGGAAATTGGTGTATATTACATTAAACAATTGAAGGAGGTACGCATGGCGAACAAATCACCAACGGCACGAATTTTATTAGCAGGAAATTTAGGTTACTTAGAGAACCTAATCACTCAGTACGGAGGTTCAACTCCTATCGAACAAATTTACCAAAAGGAAAAGGAAAAACATAATGACAAACATTAAACGATTCAAAAAAATTGTAACCGAAAATATCGAACGTGACGGTATTGAGAACCTAATGGAGTGGTTGGAACATGAGACCGACTTCTTCACTGCGCCAGCTAGCACTCGCTATCACGGATCTTATGAAGGTGGCTTGGTTGAACATTCCTTGAACGTCTATGATCGCTTGGTATGGGAAATGGAAAATACTGTCGGCGCAGGTTGGCAAGAAATTTATAGCCCTGAGACCGTTGCTATCGTAGCTTTGTTCCATGACCTATGCAAAATCGACCGCTATGCCATTACCGAAAAATGGCGCAAGGACGAAAATGGGGATTGGGAGGCTTATGAGGCTTACGAGTACAATAAGGAAAAAGCCGAAATGGGACATGGAGCTCAATCAGTCTTCTACCTACAGAAGTTCATTCAATTGACCGAATTTGAAGCGCAAGCTATTTTCTGGCACATGGGAGCTTACGATATTAGTCCTTACGCTACATTAGGCGCATGCAGCGAAACGTTCAAATGGAACCCGCTATCATTTTTGACTCACCGTGCAGACATGGCTGCGACTTACGTCACAGAGAATGAAGCGTTCGTTTACGGCGAAGGTACGGAAGAAGAAGAGGTGAAGGTAGAGGAAGAAAAACCAGCTAAGACTGCTCGCCGTGGACGCAAAGCGCCTGCAAAAGATCCAGAACCTGTTGACGAGGACGAAGAGCAGGAAGAGGAAAAACCTAAACCAACTCGACGCCGTCGCAAGAAGGAAGAACCTAAGGAAGAGCCGGAAGTGAACGAAGATGAAGACGAGGAGGAAGATCCAAAACCTACTCGCATTACACGTCGCAAAAAGACTGCTCCTAAAGATGAACCGAAAGAAGACGCTGAAGCGCAAGATGATGACGTGGAAGAAAAACCTAAGTCAAGTATTAGAATGCCACGCAAAGGAGCACGCGCAGCGGCAAAACCTGTTGAACCAAAAACCTACTACTTCTACAACCAGGAAGATGATTACTACTACAAGAAGGACGAAAATGAACCGGACGATCCAAGTGACATCCTTGTCGATGAAGAAGAGTACCTCAATGCTATGTGTCCAGTATTAGAAGAAGACTTCTTCTATGTATTGGACGGCAAAGCTAACGTCTTGCGCAAGGGTGAACGCTTGCCTGAAGAGTATGACGAGGAGACTTGGGAGCCTATTACCGAAGACGAGTATGAAGAAATGGTAAACCCTCCTAAAAAGACTTCTGTTCGTGCTTCTCGTAAAAAACCAACTCCATCAAAACGACCACGTCCATAAAGGAGGACTGAACAATGTGTAAAGAATGCAAAGACTATCGTAGCAAAAAATTCGGCGCTCGAATTGGCGGTAAAGGTCACCCAGAAATTGAAGTCGAATTTACATTAGGGGAGCTTGAAGACATTACCGAAGCTATCACGGAACGTGCCTTGAAGACTAAGGATCCGGAAAATCTAAAACTTGTAGCATGCTTCGCCCTAGCTTCTAGTCGACTTATGGACGCTCATAAAGAGACTACTATCGCTGAAGGAAAATATAAAGGGTTCCGTGAGTCTATCCAAGAGATCGTAAACAAGAACGATCCTGCGACTACATTGAACGACCTAAAAGAGATCCTAACTATCAACGAAAAGGTCGACAATGTACTGAACACCTTACAAGAGATGGGAGTGTTGTAAATGGAACGAATAAAGACGTTATTTCATGTGATCTACAATAACGGTACTCATTTAGAAGTAGCAGCTTTATTCGACACCATTGACGACTACGATGACGCAGTTGAAGATATTCAGGGTTACATTGATAACCCTGAATTTTATAATCAAAAGTGTATTAGGTTGACACCTTACAACCTCGACATCAATGGTGACGTTATTGCTACCGATATACTACTTCGATTAGACGATATTATTTATGTCGACGCAGCGTGTGAAACAATTAAGTATGAGGAACCTAAAGCATGAACGAACAACGCAGACAAATGAACCAACGGATCCTCGACCTACGAGGAGACTACACAAGAGCACGCGCCCGCATCAATTGGTTATTAGCTAATGACGATAAGGGCGAAGAGTTCGAACAACTGGAGCAGTTCGTAGGGTACATCGACACGCTTGTCGAATGCTTCCCGGAGAACCAACGTATGATCATTCGGCTATGTATACTGGACGATATTCCACTAA